CCCCCTGTCTTTTTGTTTGACCTTCTCCAGTCTGGAAAATTACTTCTCAATAACCTTCGCCACAATGACTTTCGATTTAGTCAACTTTCTTCAACTTCTTTTGTAACCTTTCGATGAACACCTGAAACATTCTCTCTAACTATCTCATCGATGGCAGCGACGAGGGCTGCGTCAAAATCTTTATCTGATAAGTCATTAGACACAACAGCAATCCTTGCTAACAAACCGGATGTGTTATAACCAGCAGCCATGTCCCAAGAAAGCCAGGCGTCCCAATCTTCAAAGGGGGAGTGGGGGTTATCAATTGTAGTGAGCATGGTTTTAAGCACTGTTTAATCTACCCCTCTCTTTGTTTTTAGTAATGACCTACCCATCATCAACCACCTATCGATGTGTCGAGGGTGGTTAGTGAAACACCAAGGGCGTCGGCCACTTCGGCACGGGTGTAACCCAAAGCCAACATGGACTGGGCCCTTTGATTCTTGGCGGGGGTCATTAATAGTTTGGGACGGGGGGTAGCTAAAGAACGAACACTATCCATGTCAGCATTCTTTAGAATGGTGGTGAGTTTTGAATCACTAATGGCCCCTGCCTGAATTGCTTCCCATTCTCTTGGTGTTAGTACTATTCTACTGCGGTGTGCACCAGTAATACGACGGGCTTCCTCCAACGCTTGAAACTTTATCTTGGTCTCCGTCTCTTTGTCCATGTTTGGATTAGCTGCTTTCTTCTGCCTGAAGATTGCATCCGCACGAACAAGAGCCTGTCTTTCAAGAGGTCTGTTTCTGAGGGCGAGGTCTATTTTAGAATTGAGGGCGGCCACTTCTTTACTGTATGTTCTAGCAGCAGACGGTGAGTAAACAGAACGGGGGGTGTTTAAAGCAGCAAGCCTGGCCGTGTTAGCCATACCCTTAAGAGTATTAGAATGATTCGCATACAATCTCTCCATTGGTGTACCACTGGATAGAGTATGTGCATCATCAGTCTCAGCAAGCTGCTTAGAAATAGTACGATTCAGTACTTCCTTACCTTGTCTATCTACATAGGTACGACCAGTAGGCTCATAGACCCGCTTACCACTAACTGGATCAACAGACCCACCTTTTGATGCCCGACGTAGATCTCTTTGAGGCACACGTATCTCTGCGCCTGCTCTAGAAATGAGAGTTGATGCGCCCCTATTTGCACCACCTTGATACTCTTCTTTGAGAGCACGGATCCCATTCACATCATAAGACAGCTTGTAGTTGAGGGCGTGTTTCTCTGAGTCAATCACTACCATGGAGTGTCTAACTGCACGAGCAATCTTGTCGTGAGATGCACCTTTAATAGTCATGTCTGTGATTAAGTTAGAAACATCCCCCATCTCATGCTGTTTACGATCTGTTGGCCCACGTGTACCATACTCAATTTTCTTGGTTGAGGCGTTGTACCTACCCCCATCAATAGTAGGCATACCGTCATAAGGCGGATACTCACTACGAGGATCAAAGTGTCTCAACCCCTCCAATGCAGGAGAAGTCCTAACACGTCGATTATTGTTTGGAATTACAAGTACCGTGTCACCATCGAAATCAGCACCAGACAAACGCTCAGCAACCTTTGAGTTAATACCAACTGCATCGGTAGAATCTCCTAAGATTTTCCTTGACCCACTGTGTTTGTTGTTAACTGTGAGTTCAGGGATCTCGAAGGTTCCGCCATGGGGGTATCTAATTAAAGCTACCCTCTCGCCATCTCTAAAGTTTGGAGCGTAGATCTCTGTGTCTTTCAGAGTATTCACAGGAAGAATTACTTGCCACCTCTGACGAGGAAGGTTCGCTGCCTTAAGATGCACAGCTGCAGAATCGACGCCATCAGCGTACTCTTCTAAAAGTTTTTTACGAACTGTTGGGTTCGTAAGCGCCATGATTTCGTCGAATTCTTTTTGTCGTCTTTCATGAGTAATTTGAAGTTGACCTTTGGCTAGGACAGGGCTCTGTTTTGACAGAACCTGAGACGCAACACTCTTAGACCACCCAGTGTATGGCTCACCCGTTTTAGGGTTAATTCCTCCACCACCCCAGTTACCTTCTTCGTTAACAAGGTTCATAACAGAAGTGGCCCGATCTTTTCCATCAGGGCCTTTCTCAAGAATCTGTCTACGAATGTAAGAGCCGAACGGGTTGTCAGGATCAGCGCTCAACTCTTTAAGAGCATCCATCTTGTGGCCGGTGTTCTCTTTGTTGGTATTAAAGACTAAATCTACGCCTGGTGGTAGGTTATCCTTGTAAATCGCCATACCTTTAACATAGTGTCCATCACCAACCTGAATTCTAACCTGAGCATAACGAGACCCACCAAGTGAGACATCCTTAACCCCAGGACGAACGTAGATCACTCCGTCTTCTACCGCACCACCATCTTCTTTGTACCTGACGCCCAGTCTTTTTGGGTCCAAAGCCATTGGTTTTGCAATGCCGTAGAAAGATCTGCCCCCATCTTCAGAGAAATCAACCACGGTCTTGATCTGGTCTCTATTTTGGTGTACTTCTTTGTATGTAACTTTTGGGCCAGCCATAACACGCATCAAAGTGTCTTTGCCGGTTCCTGGCTGTGGGACTTTAACGTAGTGCCTTGTATAACCTTCGTCTATTAGCATGGCAATGGCAATTTTCACACGGTCTTCGCTCACTCCGATGTGATTTTCAATACCACTACCAACATCCAAGTACTTCTTGGTGTCTATTTCTTCTTTTAACTTATCATGAACGCTATTGAGAACATCATTCTTGTCTTTTGCCCCAGGCGCAAGTAGAGCACGATACGAAGACTCTGGAATACCCATTCTCTTGGCAGCTTCAACGTTCGACATCCCTTTTTTCTTAAGTCGAAACGCTTCGTTGATCTGTGCAGCTTTGATTTCGTTTTTAGCGATGGTCTTAGCTGCACGAAGGTCAGTCGTGTTCATTCCAACACTTCTGGCAACCTCTGCTTCGCTGATCCCAAGTTTGATAGACATGTCTTTAAGCCAATCAAGAAAGCCCATACCCCGTTGTTGGGTGTTATTGCCGGAGCCCCAAGGATACCGGCCAGACTTTCTGAGGATACCGTAGTGCTCTAGATAGGCTTCTTCTTCAATTACTACCACGCACCCCTCACTTTCAGTTCTTCGATCATGATGTCGAACGCCACAATCTTTTCCATGATCATGGAGATTGTTTCTGGATATGGTTTGAAAACACGAACGTCATCGCTTTGGTAAATGCGCAACTCAATTTCAATCTCGAAAGGTGTGATTATGTATTCGAGACAGAACAATGCTGCATAAACTTCAAGTTGATGATGAGATGCTTCAACTGCTCCGGTTTTCAGGTCATGGATACGCAGAACTCCATTGTAGAAACAAATAGCATCTGCATGGCCATAACAGTTCTCTGAGTAGTACAGAGGCTGTTCCGTGTCCATCTTGTACCCGATAGCATCATTAACATACACGTTTAGTGTATTTCCATCTTCGGGTAGTTTGATTCTTAATCGAATAGCCTCATGGGCGAAAGCGTGAAGCTCAACTCCCTTTTGTGCTGCTCGAGCAGCAACGTACCTATCAGCCAACTTGACATCGCTGTAATTGATCCAATGATAATTGCTTGGGCTAAGAAACGCATGCTTACCTTCTAGGTCCGAGTGCGAGTTGAAGTTCATTTAATACACGCTCCTCGGTAGAAGGGTTAATGAAGGATGCGTATGACATCTCCCCGAGTTGATCAATGTAGTACTGCTGATTTGGTTGAACGTTTGAAGAAACATCCATCTTGACCTCGAGCATAGCCCAACGATCTCTGTAGAGAATCAGAATGTCTGGAACACCTTGCATAAAAGCTGGATCATTTTTCAGAATGAAACAACCAGGAAACAAGGTTTTGATCTTCTTAATCAGATCTCTTTGATATAATGGTTCTCTCATATCAGACCGGACATGGGAGTGGTCGGCCGTCATCAATCCATGTTTGGCGTTCGTCAATTGCTTCTTGTTCAAACGATAACGCTTTTTCTACCTCTTCAACCAATAAAATAACGTTGTCGATGGTTTCTTGAGTAACCTCATTTCCACTTACTTGCTCAAGAAGAGCAACCCAACCAGAAGCATCTATGTGTGTGCCAGCTGCTCTGACCCGAGCAGAAGCCTCTGTAGCATTGATATTGAGCTGATCGTAACATGCGTCTTCTTTGTATTCTTTATTTCCACGTTCAGTAGCAGTGTTCAACGTTAATGCTAAGAAAATGACAGACAAACAAAGAACCAGAAAAGAGCATGAAAGAATGAACATTGGCCAGCGAAGAGTTGCCCACCAAGGATGAACATTATCGATCAGGGCCGCTTGATACTCGTGATCTTCTTTAATAACAATTTCTGCTTCCTCAAAGGTCATTGGTTGATCTGGCATAACCATTGGTATTTCAGAACTTGGTGTTGGGTCCTCTCCCACTATCCCTCCCTCGCATTCTTAAGACTTAAAAGCTCGGCTGTTAATTCCTCATTCCTTAATTTAGAAGAATCCAAGTCCGCTGTGATCTTATCGATCTTACGCTCTAATCGAGCAACGTCTCTCTTGT